ATTCAAAACATTCGCCAAGGTGAACAAGCTACTGAACTTCAAAACCTACGTGATAGTTATTTTGAAAAAATTGAACTTGCTAAAAAATACGGATTAGATAGTGCGGCATTAGAAGAACAATTAGCCAAAGAAGAAGCTGCTATAAACGAAAAATATAAAACACAAGAAGTTGAGTTAGAGAAAATGACTGCTCAACAAAAATTCGATATAGCTTTTGCGGTGGCAGGCAACTTGATGTCTATAATGGATTCATTGGGTAAGCAAGATAAAGCAAGTGCTAAAAGACGATTCAATATAAATAAAGCTTTGGGTATTGCACAAGCTGGTATAAATACATATATGGCCGTAGCTGCTGCGTTAACGGCAGGTGGTAACCCAATTAAGTTAGCTACTGGAGCGCAATTTGTAGAGGCAGGAGTTGCACTTACAATGGGATTGGCAAGTGTCGCTAAAATTGCATCAACTAAATTCAATGATGGTGGTGGTTCTACATCTCCATCAGGAGGTGGTGGTGGTATGGGTGCAAGTATGGGTGGTGGTGGTTCTACTTCTGCTCCTGCCTTGGATTTGTCTTTCCTAAATGGACAACAAACGAAAGCGCAACCGATACAAAGTTACGTTTTAGCTACTAATGTAACATCGGCACAAGATGCACAACAAAAGATATTAGACCAATCAAAATTAATAAAGTAATATGAAAGAAGAAGAAATCAAAGTCATCGAATACACGATAGACGATAGCGGTTATTTAGGAGTTCACGCAATGTCATTGGTGGAAAATCCTGCCATTGAAGTAGACTTTGTGGCATTGTCGAAAACTCGCAAGGTGCAACAAGCTGCCATTGAAGAAGGTGAGCGCAAAATGGTATATGGTGCGGTGATGATTCCCGAACAATTGATCTATCGTGTTGATACAATGCAACGTGAGTACTATTGCAAATATTCAAAAGAAACTATAAATAAAATAGCGCAAGAATATCTTAAACGCAATATGCATCACAACTCTAATTTAGAGCATCAGATTCCAGTAGTGGGGTGTACGGTTGTTGAATCTTGGATAGTGGAAGGAGCGCACGATAAGTCACAAAACTTTGGATTTTCTTTTCCTGAAGGTACGTGGTGCATCGGTATGAAGATTGATAACGATGAGGTGTGGGCATCCATCAAGCAAGGTGATGTAAAAGGATTTTCACTTGAAGGATTCTTTACCGAAATCAGTGACGAGTATATGACACAACAAGAGATTGAGAAAATAATGAAAGAACTTGAAAACGAGTTAAGCGGATTGTAACGATTACACCAGTGCAGGTGTTTGTTTACCCGGCAAAAAAGGCCTTCCACGTTTGGAGGGCCTTTCTTTTGTGAAACCGAAACAACTAAACAAACTAAAAAAACACATTACAACGGAACAAAAATAGGTGTTTTGCTACTTAAGTAAAGAAAAAGTAAAACATAGATATGAACAAAGTAAGTGAAATCGTTTCCAAATACGCTGATAGATTGAAAGCCTTTGGCATTCAACTTTCTGCTGAAGGGGAAATCAAAAAAGAAGACCAAATGGCGATGGCCGTTTTGGCTGATGGCACGGAGGTGTATAGCCCAGATGCTGAATTTAAAGTAGGTAGTGAACTTTTCATTATGGATGGTGACGGCAATCCCGTACCTGCTCCCGATGGAGAACACACAACTGCTGAAGGTAAAATGATCGTAGTTGCAGGTGGTGTGATTACCGAGATCAAAGAACCAGAAGCTGAAGCTCCTAAAGTTGAAATCGAAATCGAAGAAGAAAAACAAGCTGCTTTCGAAGGTGTATCAAAAGAGGAATTTGAGTCTACAATCAATTCATTGGTTGAGGCATTTGAAGCTAAAATTGCCGCATTGAATGCAGAGAAAGAAACTCTTTCATCTACAATCGAAAAGATGTCCAAGCAACCTGCAGTTGATAGCGTTAAGAAGTCAACAACAGTTGCGAAAAGTGAGCCAATCAACTTGGCTAAAATGGATTCTAAAAATAGAATCTTCTCGATCATTAACAAGTATAAATAAAAAATAAAAAAAGAAAAAAATGGCTGATAGCTTAAGCATTAACAGTTCAACCTACGCAGGTGAATTAGCGTTACCGTACATCAACGCTGCTATATTGTCTGGAGACACTTTAGCAAAAGGATACGTTACTCTAAAAGAGGGTGTAAAATATAAGGCTGTATTGAAGAAGTTGTCAAACGCTGCTTCATTGGTACAAGCTGCATCTTGCGACTTTTCACAAGCTGGTTCTTTGAATTTGGATGAGTCAGTTTTGACTGTATCTGATTTGAAAGTAAACTTGGAACTTTGCAAAGCTGAATTTGCACGTGATTGGGAAGCTTCTGCAACTGGACGTGGATTCATCAATGATGTTGTTCCTGCTAACTTCTCTGATTTCTTGATTGGTTACGCTGCTGCGAAAGTTGCTGAAAACATCGAGTACACAATTTGGCAAGGTAATACTGCAAGTGGTTCTTATCAAGCTTTTGATGGCTTCGAAAAGAAAATCAACGCTGAAGCTGGTACTTATTCTAATTTTACTTGGGTTGCTCCAGGTGGAACAATGAGTGCAACAACTGTTATTGCTAACTTGAATCAAGTAATTAATGCACTTCCTCCAGCTTTGATTGGATCAACTGAAACAAAGTTGTATATGAACCGCACTACTGCGCAGTTCTACCGTCAAGCTATTACTGCTTTGGGTTATATGCAAATGTACCAAGCAGGTGATGAGTTCAACTTGCAATTCAATGGATATGACATTTATGTTTGTCCTGGAATGAGCAACGGAACTGTAATCGCTGCACAACCTTCTAACTTATTTGTAGGTGTAGATGCTAACTCTGATTTCGCTGAAGTGAGAGTAGTTGATATGACTTTGACTGATGCTTCAGACAACGTACGTATGGCTATGAGATTCCGTACTGGAGTTCAAGTAGGTGTTTACCAAGACGTAGTTTTCGGTTCTAATACCTAATCAATAAACACAAGTAATTGGGAAGGTGGTTAATTCTGCCTTCCCTTTATTTTAACTAATAAAAAAATATAAAACTATGGCTTGTGAATTAAGCGCTGGATTTCAATTGGACTGCAAGCAGTCGATTGGTGGTATCAAAGCAATATACTTGCAACAGCACGAAGATTTTTTAACTGGTGTAACTGCTGATGGTAGCACCGAAGAAATTGATGCTTTGCCTACAAAAACAATCTATAAATACATTTGTCCAAAACACACTGGTAGCTTTACCGAGGAGGTAGCTTCAAGCGTTGAGAACGGTACAATTTTTTATACACAAACGGTAACTGCTACGTTTTTTCAATTGACTGCACCACGCAGAAAACAATTGGAGTTGGTTGCTAAAAATCGTTTGGTTGTATTTGTACAAGATAACAACGACAATATTTGGATGGTAGGTCGTATGGATGGTGCTGAAGTTACTGCTGCATCAACTGCTACTGGAGTTGCCAAAGGTGACTTGAACGGATATACAGTAACATTTACTGCTGAAGAAGCTCACAAGGCTTATCGTTTGGTATCATTTACGGATACTCCTTTCGATAACTTCGCAGGAATTACTGTCTCAACTACGTACGTTTAATTATATTTGTAAGTAAATGAATTACTTACAGACAAATACTGCATCGCAAACCCTTCTTCTTTCATTAGAGGAAGGGGTTTTGCTTTTACCTTCGTTCACGGATTACTTATTAGTTATTCAAAACGAAATCACATTAGAAATATTTGCGGTTATTCCAACGCTAATAAGCAGCAATGAGAGAATCACTACGTTGTCAGTTAGTACAAATGCAGATGATGCCGTTAATGGCAGTATTCTCATTACTGAAGGAGGCCGCTATAACTATATTATTTATGGTCAAAATTCGGTTGGCAACCTTGACCCTACTGATCCTGATGTGGTTGGAGAAATTAAGCGTGGCTATATTGAATTCAATACGTTAACGCAATACTTTGACCAACCAAACCTAACTATCCCTAATGATATAGAATACAATGGCTAATCTAATAGACGAAATAAAACAAAGAGTTGGAGCAACTCAAATTGAGATGGCGAAATACGTCAAGATTGCGCCAGTTGAAAACGAAGATAGAAAGGGATGGGTTAACTATGGCGAAGGTAACTCCTTCCCACAATACTTGATTGAACTTTATAACGAATCACCAATTCACGGTGCATTAGTTAACTCGATATCTTATATGATTGCAGGTCGTGAAATAACTGCATCAACAACACAAGCGGTTAATGAAATCAAAAGACTTTCAATTGACAAGATTGTTAACGCTACTGCATTAGATTTAAAGCTTCACGGAGGTTTTTATTGGGAGGTAATATGGTCAATGGATAGAAGTACCATTGCTCAAGTAAATCATTTGCCATTTGAGAACTGCCGTTTGGCTTGTAGTGATGAAGATGATTCCATCACTGGAGTGTGGTATAGTCGGGATTGGAGTGATATGAGGAAAAAGAAAAATATTCCGAACTACATTCCGATGTTTAACGAAGAACACAAAGACGCATTGCCAAAACAAGTTCTATTCGTACACCATATGATGGTAGGTAGTGAGTACTATCCTAAACCCGACTATGTAGGTGCGATAAATGAAATTGAAAAGATGAGGCAGTTAAGCGAGTATCAAGTTAACTTGATTCTTAACGGATTCTTCCCATCTTTAATTGCATCTTTCAATAATGGAATCCCATCACTTGAAGAACAACATATGATTAAAAATCAGCTTACTGCATCTATTCAAGGTGCGGAGAACGCTGGTAAGGTCTTAACGTTTTTCAATGAGGAAAGAGATAGAGGTGTTGAGTTCACTCCGTTTCCAGTTAGTGATATGGATAAGCAATTTACTACACTTGTAGACCAAGCAGTTGAAAGTATTTTAGTGAGCCATCGTGTAACTTCACCTTTACTTTTTGGTGTGCGTGATGGTGGTGGATTGGGCAGTAATACTGATGAAATGAAAACTGCACTACGCATCTTTTCACGTCAAGTAATTGATCCATTCCAAAGACTTATCACAGATGCAACTGAAACACTACTTGCATCATTTGGAGTTGTTGCAAATTGTACAATAGTTCAAAATGATTTGCTTACTGATGAGCAAGTATCGGATGCAGGAACAACAACAACTTCAGTTGATGTTGCAAGTCAAGCGTTGAATGGAGCGCAGATAGCTTCACTCCTTGAAATTATTGTGCAGACAACTGCAAATGTCTTAAGCATACCATCTGCAAAGGCAATCACAAAGGCATCATTCCCAATGCTATCCGATGTGCAGATAAGTGAGATTTTTGATAATCTTTCCAACGTAGTTATTGACCCTACCCAAGTAGTTCAAAAAAAAAAAGTAGTTGCGGATGAGGATTTAGATGCAATAGCTGAAGAACTTATCCAACTGGGTGAGGATGCAAACGAAGATTGGATTTTGATTGATGAGTACGATGTCGATTATGATGAGGATGACAGCGAGAATGAAGCTATCTCACACATATTTGATGCCGTTGAAATTCATCAAGTAACAACTGGAGTTGCCAAGCCAAATGCAATTAGTGAGCAAGACAAAACTATTGACGAGCGCAAGTATTACACACGCTATCGTTATAGCGGAAAGATAACTGATGTGTCAAGACCTTTTTGTACTAAAATGCTACAAGCTGACAAGCTTTATAGAAAGGAAGATATCTTGGCAATGGGTAGTAAAGCGGTTAATCCTGGATGGGGACCAAATGGGGCTGATACGTATAGTTGCTGGTTGTACAAGGGGGGGGGCAACTGTGGCCATTGGTGGTCCAAGCAGTTGTACATAAGTGCGAAAGGATTTGGATTGGATTTGAATAGTCCAAATGTCCGCACACAAGCTTGGGCAAAAGCTGAAAAGGCAGGCTATAAGGTGCGTAATAATTATTTAGTAGAACGCAAACCAATTGATATGCCATACAACGGATTTCTACCCACTAATCCACGTTTCGGAAACAAATAAAAATTAAGAAAGATGCCAATACCACAAGAGATACTTTTAATAAATGAGGACTACATCAAAAAGTTCACTCCGTTGACGGATGCAGTTGATCCGAATCTTATTCGTCCTGCAATTTATTTGGCGCAGGATAAGTATTTGACCAACTTTTTGGGTACAAATTTGACGCTAAAATTGAAAGATGATGTGAGCAATAACACGTTATCAGGTAACTATGAATTGCTATTGAACGAATACGTGTTAAAGGTGGTGCTTTGGTGGACAATGGTGGAGTTATATCCATCGTTATTGTACAAACACGACAACGGTAACTTAGTAAGCAGACAAAGCGAGGACACAACTCCAGTAACAAAGAGTGAGATGGAATCGTTAAAGGAAGCTGCAAGGCAAAACGCACGTTGGTACACTAAAAGAATGGTTGATTATTTGTGTTTTAATTCAACGTCATTCCCCGAGTACACCAACAATACCGACAACAACATTTTTCCTGATAGAAATCCCTACGGAAAGAGCAATTTTTTAATCAGTAATTCATATCGACAATGGCGAAACAGGTGGTCAATAAACGACTTTCTCCCTCCATCGTATTAAAGCGTAAGGAGTACGAAAAGTTATTAAAGCAATACTTAAAAAAGCAGGAGAAAAGATGAAAGTAAAATTGTGGCTCTTGGGTATTGCAACTGTCTTTTTGCCTATCAAAGAACTGATGATAACCATTGGTTTTTTGGTGGCAATGGATATGGTTGTTGGTATATGGAAGGCTTTGAAATTGGGACAAAAGATTAGGTCAAGAAGGATGAGTGATACCATCACTAAATTGATGTTGTATCAAATAGCAATCGTTAGCGGATTTCTAATTGAAACTTATGTAATTGAGCAACTTATCCCCATTACAAAGTTGATAGCCACAGTAGTTGCAATCATTGAATTCAAGTCAATCATTGAATCAATTGAATCCGTAACTGGTAAAGATTTGTGGTCAAAGATTAAGACGATTATAGGCAGAAAGAGTGAAGATATAACCGATGCGATGACCGATGGAAAAGATAAGTAAGTATGTAAGCTACAAAGAGGTAACGCATAGCAATCAAGCAACTGCGCTACGCATTGGCAATGTGCCAAATGCAGAACAATTGGGAAACTTAAAGCTTGTATGTACCAACATTTTTGATAAAGTTCGTGAGCATTTTGGAAAGCCTATTGGTATATCTTCAGGCTTCAGAAGTATTGAACTTAATACACGCATTGGCGGGAGTAAGTCATCGAGCCATATGGAAGGTAAAGCCCTCGATATCGATGGGGATATATTTGGTGGCATAAATAACAAAGAGTTATTTGATTGGATAAAAAATTATTGTACATTTGACCAACTCATATGGGAGTTCGGAAGTGAGAATGCACCTTCTTGGGTTCACGTAAGTTGGAATAAGGATGGGAATAGAGGTCAAGTGTTACGTGCGGTCAAGAGTGGTGGACGTACCGTGTACCAACCATTCTAAAAATAACATATGGCTGAAAGTCAAAAGACAAAAATCGCAAGAGAATTGCGTGAACGTTTCCCAGACACACCAACTTTAACATTGGCGAAGAAACTATCTAAAGAACACTTTGAAACGTTTTTAGGAGTTGAAGATGCACGTAGTGTATTGCGTAGAATTGAAGGTAAAAACGGCACAACAACTCGCAAGGCAATAATTGATAAGTCATTGTACACAACGGAAGATAGACCACGCAATCCATTCAAGTTGCCAAAGTCATATGCGAAAGGTAGGAGGCACATTGACATCAAAGGCAAAAAGATTCTTATTCTATCCGATATTCACATCCCATATCACGATATCGATGCAATTTCAGTAGCCATTCAAACTGGATTAGATGAGGGAGTTGATACAGTTGTATTGAATGGAGATGCATTGGATTGCCACATGATCAGTGACTTTGTAAAAGATCCCAAAAAACGCAAGTTCAAAGATGAGTTGTATGCAATGCGTACTTTCATTTCTGAATTGCGACAAACTTTTCCGAAAGCAGAAATCATTTACAAAGAAGGCAACCACGAAGAAAGGTACTGGAGATATATGAGAGTGAAAGCTCCCGAGTTATTCGACATTGACGCCTTTGATTTTGCTTCACTTTGTCACTTGGATAAGCATAATGTACAATGGATTGAAGGCAAAAACAAATTAAATGTTGGAGGTCTATCCATCTTTCACGGTCACGAATTTGGAAAGCAATTTATACCATCAGTTAACGTGGCAAGAGGATTGTTTCTTAAGACAAAAGCAAATGCAATGTGCGGACATCATCATCAAACTGCTGAACATACTGAAAGGGATGTTAACGGCAAGGTCATAACGTGTTGGGGTGTGGGGTGTCTATCTGAATTGTCACCTGACTACAATCCATATAGTAAATACAATCACGGATTTGCAATAATTACCAGAGGCAATGGAAAAGAATTTCACGTTAAGAACTATCGTATTAATCAAGGTTGCATCTATTAGTATTGGTATTGCCATTGGTGTATTGATCTGCAGACCTGAGTCAAGTAGGGTACAAATTGTAACCACTTCAGATACAATCACCGCATATTTGCGGACAATAGACACGCTAACCATTGAACGAATCAAATTAAAAACCATTTATGAAAAGGACATTGATACTATCTATCTTATGGATAGCACTTCCATTGATAGCGCATACACAAAGTCAATTCAAAGACTCATTGAACTGGAGAAAGCTGGATTCTTTGAGCGTTGAACGTAGGTTAGTTGTATTGGGTGTAAGGTCATTGGATTATTATATTGAATTAGATAAGAATAATCGTAGCATAATTCATACATTAACTCAATTAAATGCGTTTAATGTACGATATATTGAGCAACTGGAGCAACAAAACGAGGGATTAAGTGAGGCATTAAATGAGGAGTTAAAGTCAAAAAAAAAGTGGCGCAATGCCACTCTTTTGATATTAGGTGCTAATGTCATTTTTTTGACATCATTCTTTTTAAATAAATAGCAAAATCAAGAGCCTCCTCATAAGCGTGTTGCATCCATTCTTTCTCTGATAGATTCGCCTTATCAACGGTTGTCCCATACTTTGCCCTGCCCATCTTTTCACGTGAGATAAGGTCTGTGATTACTTCTTTGTAGACATCACTTTGGCAGTTGTCGAAATCTTGTGTAATGTTCATTGCTCTATATTATTTCGGTAGTAATTATTTGTTGCATTTACAATTGTTTCTAATTCACTAAAATTGCAATCTTGAACTTGTTTATTATTTCCTGCAATCATTCCTTGGCAATAAGCTTCATTAATTTCATTTTTATACTGCCTTCTTGCATCTTCTAAATCTCTATTAAAATGCACTAAATATGCCTTGCCAAAATCATAATAATGATCTTTCATTGACTTTCTAAATTGGTCAATTAGTTTTTCTATTGAATTCATTGCTCTATTATTTTTTTAATATTTGGTGCAAAATAGTTTTCTCCTTTCATCACTTTCCCATCTTCTCTGTAAATGGGTTTGTTGAACCTATCCAGTTTGCTCATATTGGATGCGTGAACCTCATCGAACATTGCTTCAAGTTTGTCATCAATTCCCAAGTCAATTGCATACCCGAAAAGTAAATACATTTGATCAATTATTGCATCTGAAATCTCAAAGATGTCTAATGCATTTTTCATCTCGTCTAATTCTTCTTGAATCAGTCTTTCGTGCAATAAACAATCTTGGCTTGACTTGCAACCAGCAATCGGAAGGTTGTATGTCTTGCGAAATTCTCGCACTTGGTCTATTTGTTTTTTCATCTTAATACTCTTTTTAATACCTCAAATTTTGAATTAAATATTTCTTTTGTGAATTTCCCTTGCGAATAATCAAATGACCAACATTCGCCATCTTTTGACCATTTTAAGTAGTTGCAAATTCTGCAACACTTCACCCTTTTATGGTCACTTGGCCTTTGATATTTCATCTTGTCCTTACTGAAAAAGAACAAAGGAAACTTGCGGTTACAACTAAAGCACTTCTTTCTCATCTCCAAATGTTTCGTTGTAGTATTGTTCACCGTCTTTTTCGGAATCCCACCACTCTCCATCTAACCAAGCCTCTATTATCTCCTGATGGTGCATTTCATGTGCCATCAAAAAAATAGACTGCCAATCAAGCTTATCTTTTGGTGTATCCCATAGTTGTTGAAATAACCATTGAACTGATGATTGCTTACTCATTGTTAACTGTTTTAATTCGAATTTCTGTTCTATTAAATAAATCTTCAAAATCTTCTTGACTAATCCACTTTGGTTTAGAGATATACATCACAGGTGAATGTACTGATCCTTTAACTTGATAGATGATAATAGATTTTCTAATATCTCTGCTTTTGTCTATATAGTATTCACTCATTGTCTTGTCCTCCAAATGTTTCGTTGTAGTAATGTTCTGCTTCTTTCACTTTATGAAAACCATTACCACCATCATTCATCCAACATTCTATATAAGCATCAGTTACCTCCTCCTTGTGCATTGCTTTGGCTTGGTGTAATAAATCAGAAGTTCTTTTGTCAAAATAAATTTTGTCATTACTGCCTTTTATCCAACTAAATTTTTCAGAACAAAATTGATCAAATAACCACTCAATACTACTTTGCTTACTCATTTGTCACCTCCACTTTTTCACTTTCCTCCTTTGCGTTCTGAATTAATTTGGTCAATTCGGGAAGCATCCAATATCCATAAGTCGCCATCTCATAGGTAAAATCATCCAACTGCCGAGTAATGTCGGGTAGTATAGCACCGTCAACATTCCACAATTCAGTAATTGTCTT